CCGGCGGTCGCCTTGAACGACTCTTTGTTTTTCGAATAGAACGTGTCGATGCTGGCCGCGAGCCCCTTCGACTGATTCGCGGTCCGCTTGGTTTGGTTTTCGAGATCGCCGAGTTCTTTGAGAACGAGCTTTTTCGCCCCGGCGATTTCCTTACCGAGGTTCTCTAGGGACGCGTGGATTTCGACATACGCTTTGCCGAGTGCGTCCTTGCTGTCATCGGCCACCGCATCCCCCCTCGGCTGTCAGAGACACGCGGATCCGGCGGGCACACGGCCCGCCGGCGCGCGGTCTACGACTTGGGAGGGGACCCCATTCGTTTTACCAGGTCTTCGAAGTCACTCTTGGCCTGTGCAAAGCGCTTTTTGGACAGGTCCGTAAAAATCTCACGCATCAATTTATCGAGCGTCGGAAGCCGTTTCCGCCGCGTCAACGCTTCGGCCATCCACGCCCACCGCACCTCGGTTCGGTTCTCCCGATCGATCCGCCGATCGGCCGCCTCAAACACCCGCTGCAGCGACGCGAGTGTCAGGTTCCAGAAGTCTTCTTCGCGGACCCCGCAGTCTTGCGCCCGGTCGATGAGGCCTCGCCAGTTGACGCAGCCGTCGTCGCCGGGGTCGAAGGGTCCGCCGCTGTCGTGGCGCCCCCCTCCGGCGCCGACTCCTGCCCCTCACTCACCGGCGGGGGATCCGGCGTGGCCCGCGGCGTCGGCAAGCTGGCGCGAATGGCTTCGCCGAGCATGCGGGCCAGGCCGGGATTCTTTTCCCAGAACGTCCGGGTCCCGCCGCACTCGTCGATGAAGTCGCCCACCGACTCCAGGGACCACTCCGTGGCGCGCGGAAACATCTTCATCCGCGCGCCTTCGAGTCCGGCGTAGAGCAGCCCATGCAACAGCGCATACCCCGACTCTTTCCCGAAGAGCTGCTGCAGTAAATCCTCGAACCCCACGCCCATGGCGCGTTCGAGCTTGAACACGGCGTTCGTCGTGTACCAGAGCACGTAGCGTTCCGTGACCGGCGGCTTGCCCGCTTCGACGGTCCGCTCGATCGTGATCGTTCGCCACGGCTGTAAATCGTCCAACTTCGCGACACTCATACGGTGGGTCCTCCCGGCCGGTCACGGCCGGGCCCATCTTACAGTGTCGTCCAGCCGTCGGAGACCTGGAACTCGGCCGTGAACAGCGACTCGCCCTGGTCGGGGTGGTCGCGTTCGATCGACGTCACGATCGCCTGCGCCTCCTCGATGTCGCTGCCGAGCTGCTTGATCCGCAGCGTCACCATGTCCCGGTTGTCCCGGCACATCTGGATCATCTGATGCCCGGATTCGCTGACCATGTACAGCGAGTCGAGCGACACCGTCGACGACAGCCGGCCGGGCCGCACGCGCTCGTGGACCGAGGCCTTCGAGCTGAAGTCCACCGCGCCGGACGGCCGGGTGATGCGGACGCCGCGCTGGCCACCCACCACCGTGCCATAGACCACGACGAGCACGTCAGCGCCATTCACACCATACGGATTGCTTGCGGACATGAGTCCCTCCCTCTACGCTCCATGAACTACAAAGCGCATCGACACGACGCGCCCATACGTACCGTCCCCATCGTTCGCGATGGGCCCACTCGGCTCCGCGACGATCACGCGCGCGAGCCCCGCCAGGTCCGGCTGCCACCGCCGGAGTGCGCTCCGCACGGCCGACGCCAGCGCGTTGACCCGTGTCGGATCGCCCGTGGCCAGCGTCACACTGGTGACATCGCGCACAATCGCGCGGCCGGCCAGATTCTTGCCGCCGCTTTCGCTCGCCGCGATCGGCGGCCCGACAAACACATATTCGTCCGGCGCATCTTCCGGCACCGGAAACCGCGTGAAGATCGCCTTGGTGCTGCGATACGCGGCGAGCGTCGATAAGCCGGACCAGCCCAGCAGGCGCGCATGAATCGCCAACTCGATCTCCGTATCCAGGTCTTCCAGGGCGCTCACTTCTTCACTCCCAAAATCTTGGCGACCGCGCTCCGATTATTCTCGACCGACGGTCGGAGGTATGGCCGCGGGCCTTGGCTGATATGCCGGCCCGCGCTGTCGACGCCGAAGAATCCGAGCTCGAGACGGCGGGCGTGCTTGGCGTTCGACCCCACGCGGCCAATGACCCGGTTCTCCTCCACCGTCACCGTCTGCACGATGCTGGTCTGCAGCCGGCCCGACACCTTCTTTGGCGGCTCGCCGACCTTCGACGGACTCTTACCGTTGGCGTTGCCGCGGTTGACGAGCTGCTTCGCCTTGTCGCGGACGAAAATCGTCGCGACGGTCATCCGGCTGACCATCTCATCCTGGGTCTTGTCGAGCACCCCCGACGCGTCCCACTCTTCGATGCGCGTGCCGTGCCCCATTACGCGTCCCGCTGCAATTCTTCGAGGGACACCTTCAGGTGGTGATCCTCGATGCTGGGGCGCTGGGTCGCGAGCACCTTGAACCGCCGCGTTGGCTGCTTCGCGAACACCAGCTCATCGTGCCGGCGGACGTCCGTCGTCGGGCCCGTGTACGTGATGTGGCTCACGACGGATTCTTCGCGGCCGGTATTGTTCCGGTCGCCAAACCCGGCTGGATGCGGCGAGCGCATATCCGCAGTCCCGATCGCCGCCGGCGGCAACTCGGTCACGCGGCCGCCTGTGGCCACGGTCTTCGGCCGGCGCTTGATCGTCGCGACATCATCGAACAGATGCTCAATACCCACCGCTCACCGGCTCCTCGCCAGTTCCACGAGCCCGGTCTTGCTGCGCACCGCCTGCGGCGGCGCGATCGGCACTTCGGGATCCGGGGCCCGCTCGGCCTCGGCGTCGGCCGGCACAGTGGCCGCCGGCGGATCCGCGCGCGGACCGCGCGTCACGACGCCCTGCAGCTCCGCCGCGAGCGCGCGCCCGAGGCCATCCCAATCGAACCGCGCCTCCGTGACGCGGCCGCGGCCCAGCCGGCCGTACGCCAGCCGCAGTCCGGGATCGGCATAGAAGGCCTGCAGCGCGTCGGCGACGTCGGCCACGTCCGGCGCCATGCCGATCGTGTTGACGCCGCGCACGGTCACGGTCGGGATCGCCGCCTCGACGTGCTGCACGGCGCCCGTCGGCCATTCGGCCAGCGCGCTGTACGCCGGGACGATCTGCGGCACGCCGCACGCCATCCCTTCCATCGTCGTGAGCCCCCAGCCTTCGCCCTGCGTCGTCGACACCTGCACGTCGAACAGCGAGTAGACCGCCGTCATGTCGAGTTCCGGGATGCCTTCGCCGGGCCGCATCGTCTTGTTCGTGATGATCACGCGGCCCGTCAGGCCGACACGCTTCGCGAGCTGCAGCAGGTTCGGACCGGTGTCGAGCTGGGACGCGTGCAGATACAGATACGCATGCGCCGGCTTGCCGGCCTGCTCCCACCACCGCGCAAACGCGAAGATCGTCAGGTCCAGCCGCTTGCGCGCCATGTTGCGGTTGACGTTGCCGACAATGAACGCGTGCGCCGGCAGCGACGTCAGCCCGAGCTTCGCCAGGGCCTCGGCGCGCGGCCGCGCGCGGAACTGCGACGCGTCGATCCCGAGCCCGACGACGGCGCTCGATCCCGTGTAACCGGACCACTCCGTGTGGGCCTCCGCGCGCGCGAACTCCGTGTACCAAACGGCGTGCGCGAGCCCGTCGTACCCCTCTTTGCCCGGGCGGCCGTTCAGGTCACGACAGGCCGGCACGTTCTGACTGTCGAGGGGCATGTAGCCAACGACCGGACAGAGGCCGTGCAGCGGGATCAGGAATTCCCGCACGTTCCACGGATCGCCCTGGACAACGACGACGTCGGGCTGCAGCTTTTTGGCGAGTGCCTCCACGCGGCCGACGCCCCACGCGTCGCCGCCCGAGCGGGCCGGCCAGATCGGGTATGGGAACGGATGCGGGTCGCCCGGATAGTTGCTGCCGAGGACGTGCACGTCCCAGCCGGCCGCGATCAACCGCGGCACCATCGCGTGCGTGACTTTGGCGAACCCGGTCTTCGCGACCGCGTCCCCGACCCACAACACTCTCACGTCGTCACACTCCTCACATGCGCTGATCCGGGACGGCACCGGGTCCCCTCCGGCACCGCCCCGGTTCCGATCGACGGTGACGTCGACCGGCAGCTTCGGTCCGGACCCATCACGTCCGGCAATCTCACGCCAACCTCTTGAATTGTTCTAGCCCCTTCAGCACCGAGCACGGCAGCGCCGCGCTCTCCTCGTCGGCCGCGCCCCAGCTCGCCGACCAATCGCCGATGGACTCGGACCTCTTCGCCGGATCCCGGCGTTCCTTGCGCGCGTAATACCAGGTCTTCACCGCCTCGAACACCAACCGTTCGAACGTCGCCGGCAGGTTGCGCACGAGGATCTGCGGCTCCGCGCCGGCGCCGATCTCCACGGTCAGGTCGCCGTCAATCGTCAACACGCTGTCCGTGCGGTTGATCACCTTGAACCGACGGTTATTGGCCGCATGCGTCCAGCCGCGCGAGGCCACGTCTTCACCCGAGACGAGCAGCGGCACCGTCTTGCCCGCCGGAAAGAGGAAGTCATGCCCAGAGCAGGTCACGCCGGCCGCCGCGATGTCATCGGCGACGGTCAGCCATCCGCCCAAGTACGTCGCCCGCCACGGTTGCTCGCCGAGCTGCGGCTGCGGATCCCACGTCAGGTTCCCGTCGATCGGGCTGTCGTCGGGCCACCCGCCGCGTCGCCAGAGGAACCCGGCGTCCGGGTTCGTGATGCGCACGTCGCCGGCGGTCAGATCGATCACGCCGTTGTCGTCGTGTTCGAGGACCTCGAGCTGGCGCACCGGCGTCACGCTCAGGAGCGCGACCATCCGGCCGTCGCCGCTGAACCGTTCGCGCACGCGCTGCCGGGTGACCGGGCGGCCGATCTCCGCCTCGATGAGGCCGCTGGCGTCGCAGATGCGATCGGCGAGCCACGCATCGCGCGCGGGATCGTCTTCGCTGGTCGGACTCAGCCCCAACTCGCTCTTCATGCGGGCGAGTGTGGAGAAGGCGACGTGCGCCGGCGGGGTCAGGAGTTCCAGCATGGGAACTTACGCGGCCGCTTCCGCGCCCGCCACCTCGGGCATCGCGCGGTCGGCCACGCGGCCGTCTTTGACCGCATCCAGCAGCGCGCCGAAGTCCGCGGCGATCGCGTCCCAGCGGTAGCGCGGCCGATCGGCCAGCTCCCGCGACGCCGCGGCCACGCTCGCGCGGTGCACCGGGTCGCTGTATAGCCGGTCGAGCGCCGCGATCGCCGCCTCTTCGTCCATGACCCCGCCCTGGACGTTCACGTCGTTGGGCGTGTGCGACACCCCCGTGCACGGGATCCGGACCGCTGCGTCCGCCCAATCGCCGAGCGCGCTCCAGTCCGGCACCAGGTTCGGCACGCCACAGCCCATCGACTCCAGCGTCGTCAGGCCAAACCCTTCGCCGAGCGTCGTCGTCATCGTGACGTCCTGCGCGAGATAGATGTGGCGCAACGTCTGTTCGCTCACGCCGACGCCCAGCTCCAGATTCGTCGACGTCTTGATCAGCCGATCCTTGACGCCGTAGTACTCGCAGAGCTGCTCAACGTCCCAGCCGCGGTCGCCCGTCGGCGCCATGTGCAGCAACAGGAACGCGTCGTCGGCGTCGTGGGTGTTCACCCAATCGGCGAAGTACTTGATCGTCAGGTCGATGCGCTTGCGCGGTTGATTGCGGTTGACGTTGCCGACGATGAAGACGTCCGCCGGCAGGTCCCGCGTGATGCCCAGCCGATCGCGCGCGGCCGCGCGGTCGCCCGGATAGTAGATGTCGCGATTGATGCCGAGCGGCACGACGGCGCTCGGCCCGCGGTAGCCGCCTTTGATCGCTTCGCGGCGCGCGAACTCCGTATAGAAGATCGCGAGCGCCAGCCCGTTCAAGGGCTTGCCCTTCACGTTCTTGCCGTCGACGGGCATGAAGGCGACGACGGGAATTTGATGGGCCCAGGGCCCGATGTAATCCGCGACGTTCCACGGATCGTTCTGCACGACCAGCAGGTCCGGCCGTTCGCGGTTCAGAATTTCGTCGATACGGCCGATCCCCCACGCGTCGCCCCCGAGCGCGGCCGGATAGATCCGGTATGGATACGCATGCGGATCGCCGTGATAGTTGATGCCCAGCACGGGCGTCTGCCAGCGCGCCTGGAGACGGTCGCAGATGTTATGGGTCGCGCGGGCAAAGCCGGTCGCGACGACCGCGTCGCCGTTCCACACCGCGGTCGATTTCTCAGGTGACGTCTGCACGCGTGTTCGACTCCTCGACTGATGGCACGACATCCGTGCCGCGTTGGCACGTGTTCTGTGCGGCCTGCGAAACCCGCAGGGACCGAGCGGCCAGTCCCAGACTCCAGCCGCCCGGCCCCCTCTCCGTCGGCGAGGACCTACTCGCCGGCGGGCGGAACTGCACCGAGGCCCGCGAGGACCACGGATCCCATCACGTCGACCTTGTCCGTGCCGGACGCGCTCAGCGTGACCTTGAGACGGAGGCGGATCTGTTCCTTCGCGCCCGACAGATCCGGATCCCACTTCGCCCCCGTGATCGCGGCGCCGGTGGCGAGCGTGCCCACGTGCGTCGGATCGCCGAGGTCCAACTCGATGGCCGAGCCATCGTTGGCGGCCGTGATGACGACGTTGTCCGGCTGCGTGCCGTAGTCGGCCCACGTGTCGCTCGAATTGATCCGATGTTGGATCACGCGCTGGATCGTCGCGCTGTCGCCGCTGGCTAACGTGGCCTTGCACGGCAACGCCGGGATGGCGCTCAGCGCCACTTCCGGGGTGACGCGGTTGATCGCGACGCCGTCGATGAAGGCGCCCGACAGGACCGTGCCCGTCGTGCGCCCGACCTGCGCCGGCGCGATCGCGTACTTACGCTTGGTATAGGCCCCCGCGTTCACTGCGGAGCTGAGGGCCGTTCCGATTGCGGACATGGTGTTTCCTCCCTGAAAAATGTCTCTGATTGCGGTCCCGACGCGAGGTGAGCGCCCGCGGCGCCCACCCCGTTACCCTCCGTGTGACGGCCCCCGGCGCTTACTGCCAGGCGACGCCGGTGATCACGGCGACGGCCTGTTCGTGCTGCGGCACGAAGTCGACCTCGTTGATCAGCCGCAGCGCGCTCATGTTGCGCTGATAGAGGCTGACCACGTTGCCGTCCGCATCGATGAACGTGCCCTGGTCGCTCATGTCGATCTGGAGCGCGGCGCCCTGACCGAGCATGAACTCGTCGGCGTCGTACAGCATCACCAGCGAGGTGACGCCGGTGCCGGTGCCGTCGACCCCGAGCAGGTTCGAGATGCGCGTGGTGACGTCAAACGGCACGCCCCAGAGGGTGCCCGTCAACATCTCCGGCCGGAACGCGAAGTTCCCGTTCCCGTCGCGGCACGTCATCAGGTACTGCTTCGTGCGCGGCGAAAAGACGAGCGTCGCGCCCGTCATCGGGACGTCGGCCTGTTCCAGCTTGAGGAACAGCGTGCCCAGATCCGTGGTCACGATCGCGAGCTTCTGCGCATCGGTGCCCGCGAACGTGGTGGCCTGGAACTTGTTCCCCGACGGCGCCCAGTACAGCAGGCCCTTCGGCCGGTACTGCGTGCCAGGCGACGTGAGGAACACGTCGTCCTCGCCGATCGACGCCGAGCGCAGCACCGAGCGCTGGACCACGTTGGCCACGCGCGGGCCGCCGCGACGCAGGAACGTGTTCGAGAACGGCACGAGCGCCTTTTCCTGGAACGCCCGCAGCACGACGTTGCCCGTCGCCGGCGTGCTCTCCCGGATGGCCTCGATCTCGCCGCCCCACGACACGGTGGCGTCCGCCGTCAGGCGGCCCATGTCGAGCTGCCCGGCCGACAGGTCGACCACCGTCTGCACGCGCCGGCGCACGACCGTGCGCGGAGCGAGCAGGTCAATGATCTCCTGCGAGTGTTCCGGCGAGAAGAACGCGCCGCCCGCATCGAGGTTCCCCGCCGTGAGCGCGCGCTCGACGTGCTCCTTGATCGCCGCCGGCATCGTCTTGAACGCCGCTTCCTTGTTCCCCTTCATCAACGCCTGCGCCGTCCAGCCGAGCAACATGCTGCCCGACTTGACGATGGCGTCGCGCCGTGCCTTTTCGTCGTCACGGTCCGCAAAGACCGCCGGGGCGAGGTCCTGCCGCCGCTCCTGAATCCGACCGACCGCGGCAGCAATCTCGCTGCCGGCCGTCTCTCGGATGATGGCCACCAATTCTTCGCGCTTCATACTGTGTCCTCCCTCGTGACCCGTCGGAACCCGCCGGCGGCGTCAGAAAAGCGTCCGTGGTTCCCCTGCCGTGTGAACTACTCGAAATCGACCCTGCCCGTGTGGAGCATCAGCTCCTCGCGCAAGACTTCCCGTACCAGCGACGCATCAATGTCCAGTTCTTCCTCGTCGTCGCTGTCGACGACCTCGTCGTCGAGCATGAGAATGTGCCCGGCCTTGACCTCGGGCTCCGCCGCGGCCGCCGCGGGATCGTCCGGCGCCGTCGCGAGCTGCGCGAGCAGCTCCCGGATCGCCGTCGCCGCCTTTTGGAGCTGCGTCACCGTCGACGCGCTGACGTCCTCGGCCTCGGCCAGCTTGCCGATCACCGCATCGATCGCGTCGAGCGCGTGCTGCAGCTTCGTCTCGTTCGCGCGAGACAACACGCGGCCGGCTTTCAGCGCGCTGTCCAGCTCGACGCGCATCGCCTCGATCGCGGCCTGCACTTCGGGCATGTCGAGCACCCGGACCTCGGCGACCAACTCCACGCGCTTGGCCTTGCTCACCGAGCGCGTCACGACCGCCGCCGGCGCGCGATACCGCGAGCCATGCGACTGCACGTCGTTGATCAGCGCGCGCTGTTCTTTCAGCTTCTCCAGCGCGACGAGCACGGCATCGTCGGCCGACACGCCGTCCTGGTCCCGGATGATGCTGGCGAAGCGCGCCAGCTCCCGCAGGTGCGCGCCGGAGTACCCCTCGGTCGCCGTCACGGCGGCCGCGCGGGCCTCCGCGGTGGCGTCGGGCATCCACTTGGCGAGCATGAGCGCGCGGGCCTCGACGTTCGGCAAGTCGAACCGCAAGATGTCGTGGAAGCGGCCCGGGCGATCCATCAGCGCGGCCGGCAGCAACTCCGGAAAATTCGTGGTCAGGATCGTGACCATGCCCGTCGACCGCGCGATCCCGTCCATCTCCGTTTTCATCAGATCAGTGGTGTAGCCGTTGAGCCAGTTGTCGACGTCCTCAATAAACAGGACCGTTGGCGCCAGCTCGCGGCCGAGATCGAAGGCCTCGCACAGGCCGTTGAACCCGCCGCCGTACGCGAAGTCGCGCGCGCTCATCCAGATGAACGTCGCCTCGGCGCTGTTCCGGATGATGCGGCCCGCGAGCGTCTTGCCGGTCCCGGGCGGCCCGAGCAGAATTGCCCCACGGTTTTCCAGCTTGGCGCCGCGCGTGTTGATCAGCTCCACGATCCGGTTGACCGCTTTCGCGTTCTTCGGGTCGAGGAACAAATCGTCGGTCGTCTCGGTCGTCTTCGGGATGAAGTCACCCGACAGCGCGAAGGCCTCGCCCTTCAGGAACTTGAACGTGCTCGCCTTGTCGGCGATCGCATTGAGCAGCTTGATCGCCGAGCCCTGCTCATGGACGCCGTACGCCGTCAGGACACAGCCCCACCAGGTGGGCGTCACCCGCAGCGTGACGCGCTCTTCCGGCGCGTCGTCACTGATCCCGGCGCGCTGCATGAACCGCATGCCGTCGACGAGGAACGAGTCGGTCAGCTTCGAATTGAGCTGGATACTCTCGTAGAGCACCGGCTCCTCCTGGCCTTCCTCGTTGATGTTCCGCGTATCGACAATGGCCCACGCGCGGTCATCGCCGAGGCCCTGGCCGCGGATGACGGCATCAATCGCCGACAGCGCTGCGCCCATGCGCACGCTGACGATCTGGTTCGTGTGCCGCTCGATGTGCTTCAGGTCCACGCCCAGGAACTTCGCGACCAGGCCCTCCTCGACGCTCCGGGCCTCGAACACGGTCCGAGCCACGTCGAACGCCTTGCCCAGCCGCGCGTTCCACCGGAGGGGCGCCTCCGGCGCCGGCGCGATCGCCAAGGCGCCGTGCTCGACCTCGCTGGCCGCTCGGCGGGCCAGCAGGGCCGTCAAGCGCTTGCCCGGGTCCGTGCCGCCGTCCGCCTCGGGAACCTCGCTGGGGGCCGCAGGGACCGCCGGCGGGGGCTCGGCCGGCGGATCGGTGGCCGGAACCTCGGCCGGATTGGCCGCCGGCTCCTCGATCGGATCGCCGTCGACGTCGATGTCGTCGGTTTCATCGCCCGGATCCTTGACGGGCATCTTGACTTCGCCGAGGGCGGCGAAGAACTTCATGCCGGTCGGGTCGCTCTGCTCGCGCAACCGGAGCAGGATCGACAGCCGCGGATCCGCCTGGCCCGCCGACATCAGATCGAGCGCCTTCTCCGTCCACGACCGCATCGGGTTCGTGTTGATGCCCTTGCTCCGCGCCTGGATCAGCGCGTCCGGGTGCGCGGGGATCGGGACGATCGAATGTTCGAGCAACTCCTGCTTGAGAAAGTCGATGCCGTTCTGGCGCTCACGCGCCGGCTGCCACTCCATCGGATTGAACCCGACGCTGGTCGCGTTCAGGAACCCGCCACAGAGCAGGCGATACACCGTGTCGGCGAAGTCATAGTCCTCCGCCGTCGCGAACTGATCGCGCGCGCGGAGCTTCTGGCCTTCGATCCACGTCGCGACCGACTTCGCGATGGGCAGCTCCTGATGGAGGTGCGCGAACTGGACGACCGGATTCATCAGGTAGTGCTGCAACTGCCAGCCCTCGACGGCGATGGTGTCGCCCTCGCGATCGACGGACGGCGTCGACAAGATGAATTCGATCGTGCGGCTCTCGTTTGCGATGGCCTTGATCTCGGCCGACGCCTTGAAGACCGCGAGATGGCCGACGTCTTCCGCCTTCGCCCCCGCTTTCACGAGCGCCTTGAAACGATCCGCGCTGATCAGTTGGACGTCGTTTACGCGCTGCGCTGCCATGACTTCGCTCCCTCTGTCCGGCCTTCGGTCGTGGCCAACGCGGCCAGTACCGACGCCTGCTGTTTGCGGAATGCGCCGCGCATCGACAAGCGCAGCCGGCGGACGAACGGTTCCCGATCGGCTTCCTTCACGTTCCAGAGCGCCGCGCGCTGCACGACGCTGAGCTGCCCACGGTCCGCCGCGATCGCGGCGATGACGTTGCACCGGCAATTCACGTCCTCGGCCGGATCGCCAAAGTCGCCCGGGTGCATCGCGGTCGCCCCGCTCGGTGACGTGAACGGCTGATCGGCCGGCACGGTCTGCCCGTCGAGTTCGGCATGCGTGTCGCGCACGAGCTTGTCCTGTGTGCTGTTGTGAACTACGATCCCCTCAGCCACCATCCAGCCGGTTTCTGTGGAGAAATCGTAGACATGGCAATGTGCCGTCGAGACCTCGACGCCAACGCAGAGGTCATAGCGGAAGAGTACCGACAGGGGAAGTCCACCATCGAACTCGCTGCCAAGTGGGCATGCTCGCCGGGCGCGATTCGGAAGCGGGTCGCAATCGGCGGCGGGACTCTGCGCTCCCTGAGCGCGGCCGGCACCAACCGGCTCAAGCGTCCGGACCAGGCGACGCACCAGAAGGCCCTCGTCGCCAAGGCGGCCGAGGCCAACCGCGGCCGGACCATCCCGATCAGCGTCATGCGCAAGCGCGCCCGAGCGCGACAGATCGTGCATCAGCGCATCGGAGAGTTTGAGAATGTCCTCGCGACATCCCTGCGGGCTCGCGGGTTCCAGGTGTCGCAGCAGATCGCGGTTGACCGCTACAACGTCGACCTCGCGTTGCCGCCCTTCGTTGTCGAGGTCCACAATTCGCGACATCACCCCGGCAGTCGGCCCGAGATCGTGAAGCGCATCAAACGTCTCCTGAATGCTGGGTGGCACGTGATCTATGTGTGGCACTCCGTCGGCAAGTGGAGTGCCGGCTTTGACGTGGCCGTCGTAACGGACCAAATCGTCGCCCTCATGAACCTCACCAGCAGCCACCCAGCCGCGCCGCGTCAGCACTGGGTGCTGGGGAGTGACGGACACGATCCGGCCAGACAGCGTCGTAAGCGTCACCAGTGGCCCGGTATAGAGGCGGCGGGCCGCGTGGGTGATTCCAAATCCTCCAACCCGAGCTGAGCCCGCGACACATAGCCACTGCTTGTCGAGCCCGACCTGGCGGAGGCCTTCGTTCACGGCGAACCCGGTCGACCGCGTGATCTCGGACTTCGTCGAATCGAGATCCTTGTAGCCCTCGGGGGTGAGCTTCGGCACCTTCGTCTTGCCGAGCACCGT